CGAAAGGATTCAGACCCAGGGAGCTAGTGACTATAACATCAGGTTCAGGCATGGGTAAGTCACAGATAACCAGGGAGCTAAGTTATTATCTGTTTAAGCAGACCGAAGATAGAATAGGTATCCTAGGCCTGGAGGAACACATATCTAAGACTATGCTAGGTATTATGTCCATAGAGGCTAACAAACCTTTACATGTAGACTTCACTGAAATGACGGAAGAACACAGAGGATACTGGGAGCGTACAGCAGGGACTGATAGATTCGTTATGCTAGACCATTGGGGTTCAACGGAAGAAGATAGCCTGATGGGACGTATACGCTACATGATTAAAGGCATGGATTGTAAATGGATATTCCTGGACCATTTGAGTATCATTGTGAGCGCTCAGGAGCAACCAGACGAACGTAAGGCTATTGATAGTATCATGTCAAAGCTAAGAGCGTTAGTTCAGGAGACAGGCGTAGGTATGTTCCTAGTGTCACATCTTAAGAGACCACCAGGTCAAAAGGGACATGAAGAAGGCGCTCAGATAGGTCTAGCGGACTTACGTGGTTCAGCGGCTATTGCTCAGTTATCGGACATGGTGATAGGCCTGGAGCGTAACCAACAGCACGACGACGATAACATACGTAACACTACAACGATACGTGTACTTAAGAATAGATTCGTAGGTTTGACTGGAGCATGTTGTTATCTCAAGTATGATCCTGATACTGGACGTATGAATGAAACAAGCAAACCAGAAGAAGAAGCTACTGGACACCTGGAGTTTTAATAATGAGACGTTTAGTATTTGATATAGAGACCGATGGTTTAAAACCTAAGGTGATACACTGTATCGTGGCTATAGATATTGATACTAAGGAAGAGTACATATACCGTAGTGATAGAGGTAACCTAGAGGACTTCAAACAGTTACTCAAAGAACCTTGCGAGCTCATTGGTCATAACATTATTGGTTACGACGTACCAGTATGCGAAAGACTCATGGGAATTAACTTCAAGAGTCATAAGATTACTGATACTCTTGTTATGTCTAGACTTGCTAACCCTAGTCGCCTTGGCGGACACAGTCTTAAAGTTCTAAGTGCAGGCGGAGACGAGGAGAAAACACATCATGAAGATTGGTCTATTATTTCTGATGATATGGTGGCGTATTGCGTACAGGATGTTAGAGCTAACGTTGGAGTATACTGGAAGCTCATCGACGAGCTTAAGGACTTTGATGACCAGAGCATTAGTCTTGAGCATCAAGTACAAACTATTGTACAGAGACAAGTAAGGACAGGATGGTTACTCGACGTACCTAAATGCTATGACCTATTGGCAGAGCTTAAGGAACGTAAGATGTCACTGGAGGACGAAGTACACAAGAGATTCAAACCTAAGTTTAAATTCATTAAGGTTGTTACACCTAAGGTCAAGAAGGACGGTACGTTCTCTAGCGTAGGTCTTAAGTTCCTAGGTGACCAATGGCTTAATGTTGCAGGTGAGTTCTCTAGACTAGACGTAGTACCTTTTAACCTAGGTTCACGACAACAAATCGGAGAGTATCTTAAAGACTTCGGATGGAAACCTAAGGTCCTAACGGACTCAGGACAAGCCAAGGTCGATGAGAAAGTACTGAAGGAAGTTAAGAACATTCCCGAGGCCCGATTGATTGCTGATTACCTTATGGTTCAAAAACGTATTGCTCAGGTAGACAGTTGGTTAACAAGCCTAGACGAAGACACAGGACGTGTTCATGGTTACGTTAATACTAATGGTGCAGTGACTGGACGTATGACTCACAGTAGTCCTAACGTTGCTCAGGTTCCTGCGGTGTACTCAGAGTACGGTAAGGACTGCCGTAGCTGTTGGATAGTCAAGGATGGTTACAAGTTAGTCGGTTGTGATGCCAGTGGCTTAGAGTTACGTATGTTAGCTCACTACATGGCTGATGATAAATATACTTATGAGGTACTCAATGGAGACATACATACAGCAAACCAGAATGCCGCAGGACTCGATACACGAGACCAAGCTAAGACTTTCATCTATGCTTTCTTGTATGGAGCAGGAGATGCTAAGATTGGCTCAATCGTTGGAGGGTCAGCCAAGGTCGGTGGACAGCTTAAGGCTAAGTTTCTATCGAACACGCCTAGCCTTGAGAAATTACGACAGAACGTTGAGCTCGCTTCAAGCAGAGGCTATCTCAAAGGACTAGACGGTCGTAGAGTATACGTTAGAAGTGCTCACTCAGCACTCAATACTTTACTACAGTCAGCAGGTGCAATAGTTATGAAAAAAGCCTTGATTATTCTTGATGAATATGCTACAATATGGGGGCTTGATTACGCTTTTGTAGGTAACATTCATGACGAGTTTCAAATAGAAGTCAAAGCGGAAGACGCAGACAAGTTAGGTAACCTAGCGGAAGGCTCAATACAAGCCGCAGGTATACAACTAGGTTTACGTTGTGCGTTAGACGGTGAATACAAAGTCGGTGACAACTGGGCAGACACCCACTAAGAGGATAACAATGAAGACTATAGATACGTTAGTTAAGGACATATACAGTCTTATGGAGACTAAGGAAATCCCAGAGGGTGTCGATGCAGACCAAGCCATTGATGACTTTGGAGAAAACATTAAACAGTTAATGAAGAAGGAGTTCAGTAATTACAAACGAGACAAACGAACACTACGGTTGTCCAACGTAGGTAGGGACGACAGGTACTTATGGAATCTACACCAAGGCAAGGAACAAGAGAAGATAGAGCCACATACTTACATTAAGTTTATGTACGGACATCTAATCGAGGAGATGCTTCTATGCCTCACTAAGCTATCGGGACATACGGTTACCAACGAACAGAAACAATGTGAAGTCGAAGGTATTAAAGGTAGTATGGACTGTAGTATTGACGGTATAGTTACTGATGTTAAGTCAGCCAGTACCTTTGCCTTTAAGAAGTTCAAGGAAGGAACGTTAGCTAAGGATGATCCATTCGGTTACATAGCTCAGATTAAAGCCTACGCTTACTCAGAAGGAGAGACTAAGTACGGTTGGTTAACGATGGATAAACAGAACGGACACCTTACGTACCTTAAGTACGACGAGGAAGACTTCAGTCATCCGATGTACGAATACATTAACTGGTCAATCACTGACCGTATCAAGAGTATCAAGAAGACTGTAGAGTCTCCTACTGCTCCTGAGTTCTGCGCTGAGTACGTACCCGACGGTAAGTCAGGTAACCTTAAGTTAGCAACCAAGTGTTCTTACTGTCCTTACAAGAAGGATTGTCATAAGGACTTACGAACATTCATTTATAGTTCAGGACCACGTTACCTAGTTAAGGTAGTCAATGAACCTAAAGTACCGGAGGTAGGTTCTAATGGCGACTTCTAAAGATAAGAACACTAAGTACCGTAGCGGACTTGAGGAACGCTTTGACAAGGAGACTAAACATAAGTTAGCCTTTGAGCCCTACAAGCTACCCTACGTAGTCAACAGGCATTATATACCTGACTTTGTGCATAATCGTAACGACAACCATGAGGTCCTTGTGGAATGCAAGGGGTTCTTTAGGGTCGGAGATACACAGAAGTATAAAGCTATTAGAGATTGCCTAACGAAGAAACAAGAGTTAGTCTTTTTATTCTCTAATGCTACTAAGAAACTACGTAAGGGTTCCAAGATGACACTAGGACAGTGGTGTGATAAGGAAGGCTTTAAGCATTACACTATGGACACCTTGGATGAGCTAAAGGATTACCTGGGGATTAACAAATGAGTAACACATATCACGAATTGATAAACAAAATGCTGTATTCTTTAGATAACTACGAGATGCTAGAGATACTAGAGATTACAGCAGAGGAATTAGCAGACCGCTTTGAAGATAAAATCATGGCAAACTTTGACAAGCTAGAGAAGTACTTAGAAAAATGATTGAACGTATATTGACAACACGAGTAGCAAATGGCTATGTCATCCAGATTAAATGCGTAGGTATTAGCACAGAGACAACGTTTGTTTGCATGGCAGCTCCTGAGGGCTTAGGTAAGTTCATTGAACAGTCTGTAGCTAAGGTCTTGGAAGATAAATTATGAACAACGATGTAATCAATGCTATAAACGCC